CTCAAGCGATCATGAGATTTAGACAAGGCGGCTTGATTGAACATCCAGAAGATTATGTTGATGAAGTCGTAGAACAAAAACAACGAGTGTATTATTAATGATCGTTAGAAAAAAATATCTTGCTGGTGGTTTATTAGGCACTGCTGCTAAAGCAGTGTATAAAGCTAATAAAGGTAAAATAAAATCTTTCATGAAAGATAAATTAAAAGGTAAATTAAATACAACTAAAAATTTAAGAGACGCTGTTAACATTATTAAAGATAAAATGTTAAAAGGAGATAAAAGATATAAAACAGGAGATTCAATTTTAGATACACAAAAATTATATGGCTTAATGAAAGGTGAAAGAAAGTTAAATAAATTTTTAAAAAAAACTCAAGATAAGTTAAAAGCTCGAAAAGATTTAAAAAAATTAAAATCTGAAGGCAGAAAACCAAACTTTAAAGGTGGCCTAATCAAGAAACCTAGACTAGCGAAAAGAGGTTTTTAATGTCAGAACTAACCGACAAGTATTCAAAAAATTTTAGCAAAGAGAAGAAACAGGAATTTGAGAAACGTGTGAGAGATATGCTTGGCAATATGTCAGAACTATCTGCTATTCAATTAGTCTTGAAAGAAATGCGAGAACAGATGAAAGATGGTGGTATGATTGACAAACCGCTAGGTTCAGGAGGCGTGAAGTCTGGGCCACCGCCAAAGAGAGGTCCTAACCCACAAGGCTTGAAAATTCCTTTAAAACAAGTTAAACAGTAAGACTGGAGAAATTTAAATGGCAGAATTTAAAATTGACTATAAACTAATAGCACCTCAAACTTATGATAGAGGAGATGTTGGTGAAAAAAGCACTAAGCTTTCTAGAGATACACGAAGAGGAAGTGTCACTGTATCCGCAGATAATTTAGATGAAGCAAAGAAAAAAGCAAAACCAATTATAAAAAACTCTAAAACATTTGAAAATTTTTCATCTAGACAATCTTTTGATGCACCCAGAAAACCTACTATTAAAATTTTAAAAGGTGGTGGAGGATCTGGAGCACTGAAATCAATCAGATCTGGTTCAAGTTTATTTGCACCTACTAGAAAAAAACTATTTAAAGGCGGATTAATTAATAAACCTAAATTAGCAGTAAAAGGATTTTAAATGGCAGAAATAGACAAGTCGCTTCCTAATGAGCTTAGAACAGAAGTCACTTTACCAGCCGAAGAGGTTGTTGAAGAAGAGGAAGTTGTAGAACAACAAGGACCCGTAGAAGTAACCGCTGAAGAAGATGGTGGTGCAACAATTAATTTTGAACCTGGTGCAATCAATATTCCAGGAACTGAAAATCATTTTGATAACTTAGCAGATATTTTACCTGAAGAAATTTTGGAACCATTAGGAAATGAGATGGTGCAAAATTATATGGATTATAAAACATCCAGAAAAGATTGGGAGCAAACTTATATTCAAGGTTTAGATCTTTTAGGATTTAAATATGAAAATAGAACTGAACCGTTTCAAGGAGCTTCATGTGCAACACACCCAATGTGAGCAGAAGCAGTTACACAGTTTCAAGCACAAGCATACAAAGAACTTCTTCCTGCAGAAGGACCTGTAAGAACAGATATTGTCGGAGTAGATTCTACACCTGTTCAACAGCAAGCGAATCGTGTTAAAGATTACATGAATTATTTATTGATGGATCAAATGCAAGAGTACGAACCTGAGTTCGATCAAATGCTTTTCCATTTACCTTTAGCTGGTTCTACTTTTAAAAAAGTTTATTACGATCAGCTATTAGGGAGAGCGGTGTCTAAATTTATACCCGCTGAGGATTTGATTGTTCCGTATACGGCTACCTCATTAGACGAAGCGGAATCAATCATCCACTCTTTAAAAGTTTCAGAAAACGATTTAAGAAAACAACAAGTCAATGGTTTTTATTCTGATGTTGAACTTGGCCCTCCAGGTGTAGACAACAATGATGAACTAACTAAAAAAGAAAGAGAACTTTCAGGAACTAAAAAAACAGGAAAGCAAGAACCTGTGTACACAGTTTTAGAATGTCATGTTAATTTAGATTTAGAAGGTTTTGAAGATGTAGATGGTGAAGGTGAACCAACAGGAATTAAACTTCCATACATCGTAACCGTGGACGAAGGTTCAAGAAAAATTTTATCAATTAGAAGAAATTATGCTCCAGAAGATCCAAAGAAAAATAAAATCCAATACTTTGTCCATTTTAAATTTCTTCCAGGATTAGGGTTTTATGGTTTTGGATTAATCCACATGATTGGCGGATTGAGCAGAACTGCAACTGCTGCACTTCGTCAATTATTGGATGCAGGAACTCTATCAAACTTACCTGCTGGATTTAAACAAAGAGGTGTTAGAGTTAGAGATGAAGCGTCCCCTATTCAACCAGGTGAATTTAAAGACGTTGATGCACCAGGTGGAAGTTTAAGAGAAGCATTCTTTCCATTACCGTACAAAGAACCATCACAAACATTATTACAATTAATGGGTATTGTCGTGGGCGCTGGTCAAAGATTCGCGGCTATTGCTGATATGCAAGTGGGTGACGGTAATCAAGCAGCGGCTGTTGGAACTACAATTGCATTATTGGAACGTGGATCACGGGTCATGTCTGCAATCCATAAAAGATTGTACGCTGCAATGAAAAAAGAATTTAAATTATTAGGAAAAATTATTGCACAATATCTACCACCTGAATATCCATACGACGTGGTTGGTGGTGCTAGAACTATTAAGCAAATAGATTTTGATGATAGAATCGATATCATTCCTGTAGCTGATCCAAATATATTTTCACAATCACAAAGAATCACTTTAGCGCAAACAGAATTACAGTTAGCGCAATCAAATCCACAGATTCATAATTTATATAATGCGTACAGAAAAATGTATGAAGCAATCGGAGTTAAAGATATTAATCAAATACTTCCTCCACCTGCTCCAGTTCAACCAATGGATCCAAGTGTCGAGCATATTAATGCAATGGCCGCAAAACCTTTTCAAGCTTTTCCTGGTCAAGATCACAGAGCACACATCACAGCGCATTTAAATTTTATGTCAACGAACATGGTTAGAAATAATCCAGTGATTATGGCTGCTATTCAAAAAAACATTCTTGAACACATATCGATCATGGCTCAAGAACAAGTACAAATAGAATTTAGAGAGCAAATGCAACAAATGATGATCTTACAACAGCAAGCACCGACCAATCCACAGTCTGCACAGATGTTACAACAGATGACACAAGAGATTGAAGCAAGAAAAGCAGTGTTGATTGCTGAAATGACAGAAGATTACATGCAAGAAGAGAAGAAAATTACATCACAATTCGACTCTGATCCATTATTAAAACTAAAATCTAGAGAAGTTGACCCTCGAGCGATGGAAAATGAGCGTAAAAAACAAAATGATGAGGCTCAACAAGAGCTTGCAAGAGCAAGATTGCTACAAGCAAAAGATAATTTTGATGATAAGCTTGAACAAAACGAAGATTTAGCTAAATTAAGAGCTGGAGTTAGCCTTGCAAAGTCTGGTGTACAACAAGCACAAGTTATGGTAGAGGATAATTAATAAAAAAGGAGCAAAAAATGCAAAAACTTGATAAAATACAGGAAGTTAAAGTTGCTGAGCAAAGTGTTGAGATCGATCCAAGATCAAAAACTACTGCTGATGGTGCTTTTAACTATATCGGTACTGGAAAACCTGAATTAGAAGTTCAAGGTCAAGGTGCTGTAAGACCTGAAAAGAAAAGAAACTCTAAAGCGTACTAAATTATGTGGTTTAGTGCACTAAAACTTGGCCTAAACGCAGCGACGCACATTTATAAGAAGCGTCAAGAAACAAAAATGGCCATGGCTGATGCTCAACACATGCATGCAGCTAAAATGGCGAAAGGTGAAGAGGCTTACCAAGGTAAGCTTTTAGAAGCCCGACAGTCCGACTGGAAGGATGAGGCGGTTTTATTAATTTTGTCGGCGCCCATAGTGGTGCTCGCATGGGCAGTCGTGAGTGACGATCCGACTGCGATGGACAAAGTAAAATTGTTCTTCGAATATTTCTCGTCTCTGCCTTCATGGTTCACAAACCTTTGGATCCTTGTCGTGGCGTCGATATATGGTATAAAGGGAACACAAATATTTAAAAACGGAGGAAAAAAATAAT